AAGGATTTGAAACAAAGGAAGAACAAGATAGAAAGATTGAAGAAAAATATGGAATTAAAGTTCCTTAAAATATTTTATTTTTGAGTCAATAGATCATAACATTTTTGATTTTTATCAAAGGCATATTCTGCATACTTTCCGTTCTTACGAACATAATGTAAGAACAGTTGCATATGTCGTTCTTCCTCTCTGCATCTCAATGGTGCTCTCCAATGAGGAACATCAATACCAGAATAAACTAAACCACAACCAACTGGTGTAGAAACCTTTTGCTTATTTCCTTCCAGATCTTGTAATTGAATTGGCCAATCAATTGAACTATCAATATTCATCGTAACGGATATCTCACAAGATGGTCTATCCGTATGACGAACCATATATCCTTTATTGTGATAAGTTGTGGTGAACCAATATGATGGTATCAGTTCTTCACCAACTATTTCTTCTAAAATTGGAAGAACTCTTTGAACAACAAATACTGAAGATGGTGGAGCATAACAAGTTAAGACTCTTCCTCTTTCGGGATCGTGATGTCCTCTAAGATTTCCAAGATCTCCGATTGCTCCCAATAAATTTTGATACTTAATTTGTATTGCTTCTGTTTTTGTTATAATATCAGGTAAGTAGTACCAACCCTTTTGAAGGAATTGTGAAGTCATAATCATATGATAGTTTATAATACTATGTATTAGAAAATATTTGAATTAGTTTAATATTATTCATTTCAAGGAAAACCGTTAAATCCTTAAATAGATAGGAACTAAAAAATTAAAATGACCTACGATACTGTTTTTATTTCTGATGTTCACTTGGGCACCGATAGATGTAATACAACAAAGTTTTTAAAGTTTCTGAAAGAACTTAAAACTAAAAAACTTGTAATGGTTGGAGATATTCTAGACATTCATTGTATGGAAAGATATCATACAAGATGGAAGAAAGAACATACCGAATGCGTTCATACAATTCTCAATCTATGCAAAAAAGGCACAGAAGTGATTTATATTCTTGGTAATCATGAAGGAATGTTGAGAAGGTATTGTGATTTTCAGCACAAGAATCTTTTGATTTGTAATGAATATGTTCACAAGGATTCCAACGGAAATAAGTTCTTGTGTGTTCATGGAGATAAGTATTCGGAATATTCTTCTGGTTCTTGGAAACAACTTATCTTTAATTGGGGATATGAGTTTGTAACACCTTTGAGCATTTGGTTAAATCGTTTCTTTCAGTTTTCTTTGGTTCATTATCTAAAGAATACTATAAAGGGTAAAGATTATATCAATCGTTATGAGAATGATATTGCAGTTTTTTGTGCTCAAAGAGATAAGAAGTATGCAGGAATTATCTGTGGTCATATTCACTCGGGAAATATTCGTCAGTTTGGTAAGATCACTTATATGTGTTGTGGGGACTGGTGTGATTCATGTTCTGCTATTGTAGAGAAGAATGGAGTTTATTGTTTAGAGAAGTACTGATAAATAATCTTAGATGCTTTCCTACATGGAACTCTACAATTCTTCTTCAGATTATTTGTATCATTTACATACAAGTTCATCATCAGAAGCAAAACGAATGTGGAGGCAATCTATAAAAGAAAAGTGGAATCATATTTGTGCTTATTGTGGAGACACAAAAAATCTTACAATTGACCATGTAATTCCTCAATGTAAAGGAGGAACTGATTTACTTGAAAATGTAATTTGTTGTTGTAAATCTTGCAATAATTCTAAAGCACATTTAGATTGGGAACAGTGGTATTATAACCAAGATTTCTTTACAGAAGAAAGGTATAATGCTATAATTGAATGGATCGAACCAAAAAATAATAAAAATCTTTATAAGTATAAGTCAAGGAGAAATAACGCATCTTAATGGAAACTGAAAATATAATTTTTCTGATTGAAGTTATTGGACTTTTAATTGCATTACTTATGATTTTATTGCCTATTTTAATAATTATGTTATACTAATTGGAGAATTTAAATTTTTATGCATTTAGCAAAGATTGCTTTGGATAATGGTGGAAGTATTCACCCATTAATTATTCCATCAAATTTGACAAACGGTACTGGATTAATGAATCCGTCAATTTATCTTGACGGAGATAAATTGTTAGTAAATATTAGGCATGTTAATTATACTTTTTATCATTCTGAAAAGAAGATCTTTCAGCATCAATTTGGTCCTTTAACTTATGTTCATCCAGAACATGATATGCATTTAAGGACTGATAATTATTATTGTGAATTGGACGAGCATTTTAATATTACTCGATTCAATAAAGTTGATATGTCTAAGTTTGATACCTACGAACCAATGTGGGATTTTGTAGGTCTTGAAGATGCTAGACTTTTTAGATGGGATGATAAGTTGTATATGTCTGGAGTTAGACGGGATACAACAACAAATGGTCAAGGTAGAATGGAACTATCTGAGATTGAAGTTGGAGTAGATTCAGTTAAAGAGATCTCAAGAGTTAGAATCGAAGCTCCAAATAATCCAGATTCTTATTGTGAAAAGAACTGGATGCCAATTATTGATAATCCATATCATTATGTTAAGTGGGGTAATCCTACAGAAGTTGTAGAAGTTTTTCCAGAAACCTCATCATCTAAAACTGTATACTCTGGAAATCATATTCAACTTCCAAATGATTTAAGAGGTGGATCTCATGTAATTCCTTATGGAGATTTACATTTTGCAACTACTCATGAAGTTTATTTTGACAAAAGTGAAGTAGGAAGAAAGGATGGTCATTATAAACATAGATTTATAGTGTGGAAAAAAGATTGGAATATATTTGCATATTCAAGAGAGTTTTCTTTTATGGATGCTCATGTTGAATTCTGCACTGGAATGGTACAACTTGGAAATGATTTTCTATTTTCTTTTGGGTTCCAAGATAATGCAGCATATATACTAAAAGTTCCTCAAAATGTAATTGTTGATTTTATAAATGGAAAATATTAAAATTGTAGATTTCTGTTCTTACTTTGGAGAAAAAGAACTATTAGAGGCAAGAATAAATTATCTTTATGATTATGTTGATAAATTTATCATCTCAGAAATTGTAAATCCAAATTTAGAATCTCAACTTGATTTTTCTAATATTGACGATTCACTGAATAAAATTCAAATTATTCGAATGAATCTTTTTTCAATATTAGATACAGACAAAGAAAGAATTCAAAGAGATGCTCTTCTTTCTGTGTTGCATAGATTTGATGAAGAGACTATTTTCATTGTTTCTGATGATTGTGAAGTTATAGACAGAACAATTATTGATTATTATTTAAGAAATATACAAAAACTTCCAGAAAAGATTTTAAGAATACCTATGGTATTTTTAGGTAATGAAACAACTTTAAGAGTTTGTGATGATTACCAAAATGATATTGCATGGAATTGTCCATTCATGTGCAATAAATCAAAATTTGATAATCTTACTCCATCAAAAATTAGAGATTCGATTGTTCAAAAAACTAAAGAAACTTCTAATTTAGATATTTTTATTGTAGATAATGGAGTCAATCAAGATGCTGGATGGAATTTTAAATTAGTTGGAAAAAATATAGATCATTTAAATTATAAGTTCAAAGCATATACCAATTTTGTACCTTTCATTTACAATTAATTATGTCTGTTAAATTAACTTCATTATTGAATACGTATATTCAAAATCCAGATTATTTTGATAATAATTTTAACTTAGGATTGTATTATGAAGAGATCGGGCAAACTGCATCTGCTCTATCATATTATCTAAGAGCATCTGAAAGAACTGAAGATTATGACTTAAGATATGAATGTCTTCTAAGAGCTTCCATATGTTTTACTAGACAGGGATCTAGAAATTTTACAGTGAAAGGACTTCTTCAAAATGCAATTACAACTTGCCCAGAAAGACCAGAAGCATATTATCTGTTAAGTGTTTATCATGAAAGTGAAAATAAAGATGGTTGCTGGAATGACTGCTATTTAATTGCATCTATTGGGGAGATTATTAGTAGAGATAAACTGATTAAACCTTTGATTACAAATGTAAACTATCCTGGATATTATGGAATTATATTTCAAAAAGCAGTAAGTGGTTGGTGGTGTGGACTTTGCGAAGAGTCAAGAAATCTTTTCAAAGATTTGTTATCCAATTATCCAATTACCAATTATTATAGAAGATTGTGCTTCAATAATTTATTTAAAATTGATCAAAATTATAAGTTTGTTCCATATAGTAATACTGAATTTGACAGATTAAAATATAAGTTTAAACATTCGGAAAAAATTCAAAATAATTATTCTGAAGCATATCAGGATATGTTTGTGTTAAGTATGCTGGATGGAAAAGAGTGTGGAACATATTTTGAAATTGGATCTGCAGATCCATTCTATGGAAATAATACGGCACTTCTTGAAAAGGAATATAAATGGAAAGGAATATCTTTAGATATTAATGAGGATTTTGTAAATAATTTTGCTGAAAATAGAAGTAATAAGGTCATTCTTGCAGATGCTCTAGAAGTAAATTATAATGAAATTTTGAGTGATCTAACTGACAATGGAACAATTGATTATCTGCAAATCGATTGTGATCCTCCAGAGGTTACTTATAATATTCTTAGAAAAATTCCTTTTGATCAATTTAAGTTTGCTGTGATTACATTTGAGCATGATTTTTATAGTGATCAAAGTGAATCTATTAAATATAACTCTAGAGAATATCTTACTTCTTTGGGATATGAATTGGTAGTTTCAAATGTTTCTGCTAATGATTGGAGAGATTATGAAGATTGGTGGGTTCATCCAGATTTAGTGAGCAGAGAAATCATCAATATGATTAAAAATACTGATGAATCGATTAAAAATGCAAAAACAGTTATTTTAGAATCATGAATATTGTAGAATTACAAAATCCAGAGCAAATTTACTTTAGAGTCAATCGTAAAAAGAAAAGACGACATTCAGTATGGATAGTTGATGATTTTTATGCTGACCCACATGCAGTTAGAGAATATGCATTAAAGCAAGAGTTCTTTGATGATCCTGGATATATTGGAAGAAGAACTCGTAAACAATACTTCTTTCCTGGTTTGAAAGAAACAATTGAAGAAATTATGGGAATGACGATTACCGAATGGGAATCTCATGGAATGAATGCAAGATTTCAGCATAATTGGGCAGGAGAAAAGTTAGTTTATCATTGCGATTTTCAAAAATGGGCAGGTATGATATACTTAACTCCTGATGCTCCATTTGAATGTGGTACAACAATGTATGCTCATAAAAAAACTAGAGCAAGACATAACTCCGACCCAAGACTTGATGAAGTTTTTGATGGTAATACATTTGTGGATAAAACTCCTTATGAACCAGTTGATGTTGCTGGCAATGTCTTTAATAGATTGGTTATTTTTAATGGAGGAAATATTCATGCTGCTTCAGAATATTTTGGATATAATTTAGAAAATTGTAGATTATGGCAGATGTTCTTCTTTGATACAAAAGAAGACAATCATAATATTTGTTAATATATGTCTATACCAATTATCGGGACAGCAGTTGTTAATAGTTGTTATTGGGTATCAAGACTTTTAATGAGTATTGATTATCCTGTAGACAATTTTTTGATTATTAATAATAATGGAAGAGGGGAATTGGATGAAGGTCTAAATGCTCTTACCAAAATTGAACATAATTATGTTAAAAATATAAAAGTATGTCATATGCCATCCAATCTTGGTGTATCTGGTGCTTGGAATTTAATTATAAAATGTTATATGAATTCTCCATATTGGATTATTGTAAATGATGACGTTGCCTTTGGTCATGGATTTTTAGAAGAGATGGTCAGCATCACTGAAGGAGATCCAGATATTGGAATGATTCATGGAAACAAAGGAGATTTTGGTGTAGGTAGTTGGGATTTATTTTTAATTCGAGATCATATTATTCAAAGATTTGGACTATTTGATGAAAATTTGTATCCAGCTTATTGTGAAGATGCGGATTATATCATGAGATTTATGCATCAACCGATTAAAAAAATTATGTCGGTTGATAAAATGTATTATCATGGTACTGGGGAAAAGGATGAATACTATACTCATGGAAGTCAAACTAAGAAAAAAAGTCCAGAACTTTGTGAAAAATTAGATAAGATTAATGTTCAAAATTTTGAATATATGTTTGAGAAATGGGGTCCAAATTGGAGGACATGTTCACCTTCTTTACTTCCCTTTCCTGAACAAGAAACTCCCATTTCTTGTTCAAAATATGATTTAAATTTTGTACGATCAAAACATTTAGGATTTTAATAATTATGAAATTTACAGTTTACTCAAAACACGGTTGTCCATATTGCACAAAAATTCTTGTTATATTAAATCAACTTAGTGTTGAAAAAGGATTTTTGGTTTCAGAATATATTCTTGGAACAAAATTTAATAAGAAAGAATTTTATGAACAGTTTGGAGAAGGATCTACTTTTCCTCAGGTGGTATTAAATGATGATACTCATCTTGGAGGGTGCTCAGATACTGTAATGTATCTAAAAACCCAAAAAATTATTTAATGAGTTACCTAAATAATTTTAACAATCTCGGTATCAATCGAGGTTTTGAGTTAGTTCTAAGGAGAAAACCTCCTGAAAAGAAAACTTTTTTATTGGGTTTTGAAAAGATGGTTAATTTTTTTTCTAGAGAAATTACTATCTGTTTTAGATTTTCCTTGGATGTACGAAAATCAAAGTAATTCAGGAGAGACAAATGTTGGCAATTACCCTAGTTTTTACTGTATTATTTTTTATTATGGCATTAGTACTTGGGACATTATTTGGATGGATATATAGAGAACATGTTTGGTCACAAAGACCTGAAAATTTACATCCAGAATTTTATGATGCAAATGGCAATATTATTGCCGATGAGATTATAGCCTTTAGATTCGAACAACTCGAAACCGAAGAAGAAGATTGCGAAGATTAAAACATTAAAATTAAAATGGAGATTGAGTTATGAAATTACCACCAGATCAATTGGTGTCTGAAGTTATTCAGAGAACGTCAAACGCAAAAACAAGAGATGAGAAGATTGAAATTCTTCGACATTATGATACTCCTGCACTCAGGGCAGTTTTGATTTGGAATTTTGATAATCGAGTGGAATGTGTTTTTCCAGAAGGAGAAGTTCCTTATACTCCAAATGATGCTCCAATTGGAACAGAGCACACTAGGTTAACTAGTGAGTGGAGAAAATTTGATCACTTCGTAAAAGGAGTGACAGATTTGCCTATGGTTAAGAGAGAGTCAGTGTTTATTCAACTTCTTGAATCTCTTCATTCATCAGAGGCAGAAATTCTTTGTTTAATAAAAGATAAAGGACTACATAAAAGATTTAAAGTCACAAAACCAGTGGTTCAGGAAGCATTTCCTGATATCCATTGGGGAGAATAATATTACTAAGAGGAGTGTATGAGAATTATTCATGAGAAATGTTCCTTAAATTTAGCAGAAGATAAGACACTCCCACTAAATTCATATATAGTCTCATATCTTTATCAAGAAGATTTGTGTTATGATATAGTTCAGTCTAATTCTAGTGTGAATATTTTTGATTATTACTATGACCGTTACAAAAATGTAAAGTCAATTGAATATACAACAGGAACTATTAATCCAAAAATGTATGGTATAAAACCTAAAGAGAATAAAAAAAGAAAAAATGGGTAAGCACTATCTTTTAAATTTGCAAGGATGTTCATTTGTTCTTTTGGATGATGAAAAATATCTTATTAATTTGTTAGAAAGTGCTGCTAAGGTGAGTGGGGCAACTGTAATTAATACAATGTCTAAAAAGTTTGAACCTCAAGGTGTTACTGTTCTTTGTTTATTGGAAGAAAGTCATATTAGTATTCATACTTGGCCGGAAAATGGTACAGCAGCAGCAGATGTTTATACTTGTGGAGATTCTGATCCAAAAATTGGATGTGAAATGATAATTGAGCAATTGTATTCTCAATCTCATACTTTAAGTTATATTGAAAGATAGGTCATTGACAATATTGATACTGTGTTTTATACTTTATTGGAGATAATTTTTTAAATATGAACAAAGACAAACTTAAAATTTTGATTAAGAATATGGAACTTCTTGTTCAATCACTAAAGGCAGAAGTTTATTCAGATGCAAATTCATATTCTTATGAAAATATTGCTCCACATATTGGAGATATTAGTGATTATGATGAAGTGTTTGAAGATGATGATTGATGAGATATAAAGAAACCATTAGACTAATTAAAAAAGCACTTAAGACACCTCATCTTTATTCTGAAGAGGAGATTGTTTATATGAAAAAAGCACTTGATAGTGCTTTGCTTGGACTTGCTTGTAAAAAACTTATAAGAAAACAAAAAGGATTTGGATATACACATGAAACCGACAGTTAAATTTATCTCAACAACACCTGATGCAGAAAAGCACATTTCTTATTGTGCTAGAGTATCTAATCCAAAAAATCAAGAAAACTCTAATTTTAAAGGTCTTCTTAAGTATTGTATTAAGAATCAACATTGGAGCATCTTTGAACATGCATTCCTTACAGTTGAGATTAATACCTCTCTTGCGATTGCTACGCAAATCCTCCGTCATCGGAGTTTTACTTTTCAGCAATTTAGTCAGAGGTATGCCGATAGTACAGAACTACAATTAGAACTTCCAATTCCAGAATTGCGAAGGCAGGATACTAAAAATCGTCAGAACTCAACAGATGATCTTCCAGCAGATTTGAGTATTTATTTTCAGACCAAAATTGAAGATCATTTCAGAGACGCAATTTTACTTTATCAGGGAATGTTGGATGCCGGTGTCGCAAAGGAATGTGCCCGTTTCGTGCTCCCACAGGCAACACAGACCCGTCTATACATGTCAGGGAGTGTTCGTAGTTGGATTCACTACATTGACCTTAGAAGTGCTCACGGCACTCAGAGAGAGCACATGGAGGTTGCTGAGGCAGTGAAGTGTATATTCTGTTGCCAGTTTCCAACTATAGCAGAAGCACTAGAATGGGAAAGAAGTCCATCTTGCCCTGATTGTATTGATGCTTCATCTATTACTTTAGAATAAATAACTCTGTAAATAATTGTAAATTATGGCAATATATCCATTGATACATAAGGAAACTGGTGAGACTAAAGAGGTTGAAATGAGTGTTCATGATATCACTCAGTGGTATAAGGACAATCCCGAATGGACTAGAGATTGGAGTCAAGGATGTGCAACCCCAGGAGAAGTTGGTGATTGGCGGAATAAGTTGATCTCTAAACATCCTTCATGGAATACTGTTTTAGATAATGCAAGTAAAGCACCTAAATCCACAGTCAAAAAAATCTAAACCTTAAAAATCTAATGGCAAGAAAAAGAAGGAATCATGAAGTCCAATCTATTGGCATTGGTAGTATTAGCAACACATCATCAAAGCAAATGAAAAGAAAAAAACCAATCAATTCAGATAGGTTAGTCAACGTTCAACCAGTTACAGAAAATCAAAAAAAACTTTTTGATGCTTATAACGAACAAAAACATTTATTTGTTTATGGTTGTGCAGGAACAGGAAAAACCTTCTGCTCTTTGTATCTTGCCTTAAAAGATGTGTTGAATGAATTGACACCCTATGATAGAGTAGTAGTTGTAAGATCTCTTGTTGCTACTAGAGAAATTGGGTTCCTTCCAGGAGATCATGAAGATAAATCAAGTCTTTACCAAATTCCATATAAAAATATGGTAAAGTATATGTTTGAAATGTCTAATGATTCTGAATTTGAGATGCTTTATGGTAATCTTAAGCAACAAGAAAGTATTAAGTTCTGGAGTACATCTTTCATCCGTGGTACTACACTTGATAATTGTATTATTGTTGTAGACGAAATGCAAAATCTTAATTTTCATGAATTAGATTCTATTATCACTCGTGTTGGTGAAGATAGTAAAATCATTTTCTGTGGTGATGCAACTCAATCTGATCTTACTCGTAATAATGAAAAGGATGGAATCATTAATTTTATGAAAATTGTTCAAAGAATGCCCGAATTTGAATCCATTGAATTCACTACAGATGATATTGTTCGTTCAGGACTTGTCAAATCTTATATCGTAAATAAACTTGCTGCTGGGTTTTAATGTTTAATCATATAGAATTAACTCTTCCTACTCTTGAAAGGGAGACTATTGATAGTGTAAGATATTATAAAGTTCCTAATGGAGATCAACTTCAAAAATTGGTCTCCATTACTTCTGTAACCAGTCATATTAATCGTCAGATTTTTGTCGATTGGAGAAATAAGATAGGAGAAGAAGAAGCAAATAAAATCACTAAAGCAGCAACCAGTCGTGGTACTGATATGCATACTTTGGTTGAGAATTATCTTCAGAATATTCAAGAACTTCCAGAGGTTCAACCTCTATCAAAACATCTTTTCAGAATTGCTAAAACTGATCTCGATAAAATTGATAATATACATGCATTAGAAAAATCCATGTATAGTTTGCAACTTGGAATTGCTGGAACTGTTGATTGTATTGCTGAATACAATGAAGAATTGGCAATTATTGACTTTAAAACTTCAAAGAAACCTAAACCAAGAGAATGGATTGAACATTACTTTGTTCAATGTGCTGCATATGCTTGCATGTTATACGAACTTACTGGTATAATAGTGAAGAAGTTTGTAATTATAATGTCTTGTGAAAATGGAGAATGTGAAGTTTATGAAGAGTATGACAAGAAAAAGTACATTAAATTATTACACCAATACATTACAGAATTCGTAGAGTACAAATTAAAAGAATATGGAAAATAAAGTAGAAACAATTTTGGATCAAAAGTTTTTGAGTGCGGCAAAATTTTCAGAGCTTATAGAATGTATTGTGAAGAATAATTCTGAAATGAATTATATTGATGCAATCGTTTATTATTGCGAAGAGAATAATATTGAGATTGAATCAATTTCAAAATTGATTAGTAAACCACTAAAAGAAAAACTAAAATACAATGCAATCACTCTAAACTTTTTAAAAAGAACATCTAAAGCAAAACTTGCACTATGACACCTTTTGATGCTTATACACAATATCTAGCATTCAAAAATCATTTTAGTAAATTAAAATATGACTATCACAAATATGCAGGTAAGTCTAGAGCATCAATAAAATCTTTTAACGAAAGAAAAGATAAGTATTGGTTTGAAAGAATCAGTCGTCAAAAATCTGATGATGAGATTAAGAATTATTACCTTGCAAATTTTGTAGAATCTGATACTCCTGATAGACTTTGGATTGGAGAAATTATTCGAGATGGTGAATCCAAATACCAACAGTGGACGAAAAGAAATCAAAGTTTATCTTATGTTTTTAAAGAACAATCCAAAGAAATGTTGTCTGAACACAACTTAAATGAGTTATTGGATTGCTCAAAGCAACATCCAATCATATTAAAAAGATTACTGAGCGGTAAGATTTGTATAGAAACTCTAGTCATTTGGGACAAGATCTTACTGTTCGGGAATGAATTTGATAAGAAACTTTTAGATCCAGTGTGGGAAACCGTAAGTTTAAAAATAAAAAAATATTCAACATTTCTAAATATTGACGTATGTGATTATAAGCAATTTTTGAAACAAATTATTTCACAGGGGTAATATGTCTTTTTTTGAGTCAGAATTAGTTCAAGATGAGATGGAAGATATCTATGATCTTCAATCCAATATTTATGTTGGAATTCAACGTTTTACTACAATGTCAAGAGAAGAAAAAATAAATCATATCAATACTCTTTCTACACTTTTAGATAAGCAACAAATTTTATATACAAGATTGAGTTTATCTAATGATCCAGAAGCAATCAAAATGAAAGAACAGATTCAAGAAGCAACATCAATTCTTGGATTTGGTAAAGCAGATATGAATGTTATTTTCAATTCAATGAAAAAAACTATTGAAAGTTTGAAAAAAACTGTTCACATTGACACCTGATGATCCTTGTGCTAGAATCAGTCCGTACAATCCAATCAATCCGATTAATCTAATGTCCTTTTCAAATCTTAAAAAGCAATCTCAACTTGGTTCTCTTACGTCTAAACTCGTAAAAGAAGTTGAGAAGATGAGTAATTCTGGTGGATCCACTGATGATCGCATCTGGAAACCAGAAGTAGATAAAGCAGGTAATGGATTCGCAATTATCCGTTTCTTGCCTGCTCCAGAGGGAGAAGATCTTCCTTGGGCAAAGGTTTATAATCATGCATTTCAAGGCACTGGTGGTTGGTTAATTGACAATTGCCTAACCACAATTAGTCAAAACTGTCCTGTATGTGAAGCAAATCGAGAATTGTGGAATACAGGTAGTAAGGCAAATCAAGATATTGTGCGTGATCGCAAACGTAAGTTATCTTACTACAGCAACATCTATGTTGTGAGTGATAAGGCACATCCTGAAAACGAAGGTAAGGTATTTCTATTCAAGTATGGTAAAAAAATCTTTGATAAGATTACTGCTGCCATGCAACCAGAGTTTGAAGATGAAAAACCCATTGATCCATTTGACTTTTGGAATGGTGCAAACTTCAAGGTAAAAATTACCAAGAAGGATGGTTATTGGAATTATGATAAGTCGGAATTTGAAAAATCTTCACAACTATCTGATGATGATGATGAAATGGAATCAATTTGGAAGAAGTCTCATTCTCTTTCAGAGTTTGTAAATCCAGAAACCTTCAAGTCTTATGAGCAACTAGATGCTCGTTTGAAAGCAGTTCTTGGTAAAACAAAAACTCAACCAAAGGTAGATGAATCTTTTGAAGATGAGGATAGTAATTCTGCTCCTCCTCTTCCTGAGAATCTTCGTAAGGAACTCAATAATCTTTCTTCAGCAAATGTGGAAGAAGAAGATGATACTATGAGTTATTTTGCTCGTTTAGCAGAAGATTGATTATCTTGGGGAGAGGATTCTTAAATTCTCTCCCTTTTTTGTATTATCATCTACATATTGAGAAGAAAATCCATAAGACATTACTTCTCGCATATCATCAATTGCAGTTTGAAGATAATTATTTCTCAGTACATAGATATTTCTTTTTGCATCATTTTTTTGAATTTCATATTCATAATTAGTCACAGATTTAATTGGAGTAATTGTTTGAGTTTGATTTAAAACTTCATCAAAATAAGTCATTGAGAAATTTGAATCAACTTGTCTTCCACTTGGTAGAATTAATTTTCCTCTTGAATCATAATAGGTTAAAGTTTCCCAATGATGTACTTCGTATAATTGCTCTGAAGTATATTTTCTAAATATAAAGTTCTCAAATTCATAATCATTTAACGGCCATTCAGTTCTAATATTAAGAATATTATTTGCAATTAGAACTACCCAATCATAAGTAGAACTTCCATGAACTTTTTCTGCTACTTGTTCTGGACGTTCATTTCCAATAATTTTATATTTTGTAAATACCACAACATTTTGAAAAAAGTCATCACGAATCTTTGCTCTACGAAATAGATTCTTGACTCTTACATAATCATAAGAAGAGTTTCTATTTGGTTGCTGGGACTGATAAAGTAAGTCCGATACTTCTCTGAAATATGTCATTTATTATACTCCAGGTAATCCTAAAGAAGGTTGTGATTGTCCTGTTCCTTGTATTAATGTTCTTGTAGGAGAGGTTGCTTGTCCTGCTGGTCCTGGTGCTGCTGGTGGTGGTGGTGGTGGTGCTGCTGGTTTTCCTGTGGGACCATCTTCCAATTTATCCCACCCAACAGTATCAGAGTCTTCATAGTTATCATTATACAATGGAGTTAATTCAGTAAATGCTAATGTCATTGTTACAGCAATTGGTTGACTTCCTCCAGCATTTTTTTGAGTATCTTCATATGCTGCATAAAATCCATCGGGGGTGTAGTTAACTACACATTGTTGAAGAGCACAGGTTTTAATTTTTCCAATACTTCCTAATTCGGTATCCCCAGATTTGAAATTAATATCAAATACATTAGGAGTTCCTAAGAAATATGCTGCTTTACTATCGGTAAAATTTCTTTTTGCTGCCATTCCTTTTTTGAAGAACTTAATAATATATCTTATGTTTTTTGCTTCATCCTGATTTCTTGGAGACATTTTAAATTGAAATGCAAAACTTCTTAGTTTTGGTCCTTGGAATAATAATTCTAAATTAGGATTGATTGCAGTTCCAGTAATACGACTTCTAAATGCTTCTGGATTAATATTAATTCCAAACTTTTTAGTGACTGCTGAGGCAGCATTTAATGTTAATAATTGTTTAATTGTTTCATTTGCTCCACTTTCTTTATTTAAAGCAGTTGATGCTGCGCCTTGAATATACTTACTGGTTTTATCTATATCAAAATCAGCCAAACTTTTAACACTTCCTAATGCAGCACCCCCAACTAATGCTGCTAGTGAAGAAAGACTATCTTCTCCCCATGCAGTCACATTAGTTTCTGATATATCATTCGGCATTGGTAAAATTACTGTGCCTAAAAGTTGTTCTTTGGTTGGTGGTTCTTTAAATCTTTCTTGAGAAAATGCGTTTACATTTATCTTTCCTTCTGAAAATGCATTAGTTGCAATATATCTTCTTTGAGTTATGACAATTCTATCTTGAGAACGATTCATATCTTTTGGATATACCAACCATGTCTTGTTTTTAAATTCTTCATCTTTTTGAAAATTATTAGATGATATATCAAATATTGCAGGAGATCCTCCAGGATCTCCTGGAGTACCATCAGCATTTTGATTATTTGTATTATCTGGTGAGGTTCCTATTCCGGTTTTACTTGGAGGTGCTGCTTGAGATGGAATTGTGTTTTGGGTTCTTGTAGTCAAGACTCCTGTAATATCAGTTTTAAGCCTATTAATGTAATTTTGTATAAATGAAGTTGAGTTTTCTCCTGCCAACTGATCAGCAAATTGTTGTAAATTTGCATACTGGTTTCCATTTCGACCATCTCTATATCCAACTCTTCCTTGAGGATCTATTTTATATTGAACAGTACTTCCATCACGATAAGTACGTAATGTTTCCCAACCTTGTTGATTTGTTGGAGTAACAGTGGTTAATGCTGGATTAGATTTGGTTCCACGATTATCTATGGTTCTATTAGTTAAAGACCATACAGG